GCCGTGCTGTTCACGAACCCACAAATCGACCACCCGGTGAAGCTCGACCTGCGGCTGATCGAGGCCGAGCAAGTGACCACGCCGGGCCTCGTGCGGGAAAACGCCGTCGACGGGATCATCTTCGACGAACACGGAAACCCGCTGGAGTACCACATCCTCCGGACGCATCCGGGCGACGTCCTCCACTCGATGGAGCACGACGTCGTCCCGGCGGAATACGTCATTCACTGGTTTAGGTTGGAGCGCCCCGGGCAACGCCGCGGGGTTCCCATCCTCGCCCCCGCGCTGCCGCTGTTCTCCAAGCTGCGGCGGTTCACGCTCGCCGTGCTCGGGGCCGCAGAAGCCGCCGCCATGCAGGCGGGCGTGCTCTACACGGACGGCGCCCCAAACGACGACGACGTCGAAGGGGAAGCGTTCGAGGCGGTCGAGTTTGAACGGAACATGTTCACCACGCTGCCCGGCGGCTACCGCCTGGAGCAGCTGAAGGCCGAGCAGCCGACGACGACCTACTCGGAGTTCAAGGCCGAACTGATCGACGAGGCGGCCCGCTGCGAAAACGTGCCGAGCAACATCGCGCGCGGCAACTCCTCCGCCTACAACTACGCCAGCGGCCGGCTGGACAATCAAATGTTCGGCCGGTGCCAGCACGTCGACCACTCCGAAGTGCAGGAGGAAGTACTCGACCGAATTCTCGCCGCGTGGATCGACGAAGCCGCCCGCGAGCCGGGCATCTTCCCAGACGAGTTCCCGCCGATTTCGGAATGCAGCCACGAGTGGTTTTGGGACGGTCGCGAGCACGTTGACCCGGCCAAGGAAGCCAACGCCCAAGCCACCCGGCTCGCCAACCTCACGACGACGCTGGCGGAGGAGTGGGCCAACCGCGGCCGCGACTGGGAAAAGGGCGTCCGCCAGATCGCTCGGGAGCGTGCCGTGCTCACCGAACTGGGCCTGCAACTGCCCGACGCGACGCAAGTCACCACGGCCGCCAACACGGCCAGCACGCTCGCGGACATCGCCGACCAATCCGCCGCCACCCCCGGGGGACGCCGCTGATGGCAAACCGTGCCCGCCGCCGCCGCCGCGACCGGATGATCCTTGCCGGGGCCGCCGTGCCGTTCGTGCTCGACGCCCATGCCGCTGTCCAGATCGAGGCCGCGGCGCCGGAGGCCGGCGAAGCGACCGCCCCGGCCCGGGTGCGCATCGACGCGTACAGCGGCGGAGTGATGACTGTCGCGAACCTTGGCCCGGTCGTCGTCGACGTCACCGGCATCGACGCCGAGGGCCGGGTCGTGCTGCTGTCGGGCCACGAAAACACGCTGACCGCCACGCTCGGGAGTGCCACCGTCCAGGTCGTCGACGGCCAGCGGCTGCTGGCCACCGGTGAAATCGCCCGCACCAATCCAATCGCCGCCACCGCCATCGACCTGAGCCGCGCCGGCGTCCCGCTCCAGGCGTCGATCGGCGCCGAACCGATCGAGCCGCCGGTCCGCATCCGCAGCGGCGACACCGTCACCGTCAACGGCCGAGCCATCACGGCCGGCCCCGGCGGGTTCCTGCTATTCCGCCGGACCCGCCTTCGCCATATCGCGATTCTGCCCAACGGGGCAGACGCTCGTACCAGTGTTTCCATCGCGGCCGCCGCCGCAAACCAGGAGGATGCCAACGTGGATTTCCAGAAGTGGGTCGAGTCGCTCGGTTACGTCTACGCAGACCTCACGCCGGAGCAGACGACCGTGCTCCAGGACGTGTACGACCGAATCGTCGCGGCCGAAAACGCCGAAGACGCATCCGAGGGCGAAACCGCTCCGGCCCCCGTCGCGGCCAAGGCCGTGCCGGACGTGGTCGCCGCCTACCGGGCGGAACTCGCCGCGGAATCCACTCGCGTCGCGTCGATTCGCGCCGTCTGCGGCGATCGACACTGCGACATCGCGGCCAAGGCCATCACGGAAGGATGGGACTCGGCCCAGACGACCTCTGCCGTGCAGGAAGCGGTCCGCGCGTCGCGGCCCCGCCTGCCGGCGATCCACACCAAGGAGTCCGGGAGCGTGAACACCAAGATCATCGAGGCGTCGCTTTGCATGGCGGCCGGTCTCGACGTCGAGAAGTCCTACAACGAGGAGACGCTGGACCGTGCCAGCAAGTTCCGCCGGCGCGGCCTGCGGTGGCACGCGGAGCAGATCGCCGCGGCCAAGGGCCACGCCATCGAAGCCGACCCCGGCACGATGGAGTGGATTCGGGCCGCGTTCTCCACGAGCGAACTGTCCGGCGTCGTCGGCAACGTGGCCAACAAGGCGCTTCAGGACGCTTTCGCCATGGCGCCCTCGGTCGCCGAGCAGATCACGGCCACCCGATCGCACGCAAACTTCCAGCCGAACACCGTCTACAGCCTGGCGCTCAACGGCGAGCTCCAGCCGGTGACCAAGGACGGCGAGCTCAAGAATCTTCGGATGAGCGAGGAAAGCCGAACGCGGCAGGTCTCCACCCGCGGCGCCGTGCTCTCGATCAGCCGCACGGACCTCATCAATGACGACCTGAACGCGTTCGCGGACAACGCCAAGGCTCTCGGCCGGAAGGCAGTCCACAGCCGCGAGAAAACGCTCTTCGCCGCCCTCAACGCGACCGCGAGCGGTTCGTCGTTCTTCACTTCCGCCCGGGCCAACTACTTCGAGGGGGCCGCGACCAACCTGCAATCGTCCAGCCTGGCGACGGCGGTGCAAATGTTCCGCGACCAGGTCGGGCCGGACGGTCTGCCCGTGATGGTCGATCCGACCATCCTGCTCGTGCCGACGGCCCTGGAGCAGACCGCCAAAGAGCTGATGAACAGCCAGTACGTCGTCGGGCCGTCTTCGGCCAAGACGCCGTCGGCCAACATCTGGCAGGGATCGTTCCAACCGCTCGTTTCGCCGTGGCTCTCGAATTCGACGCTGACCGGCGCGAGTTCCACCGCCTGGTATCTGCTGGGCAACCCGGCCGACCTCGCGGCGCTGGAGATCGCGTACCTCAACGGCCTCCAGACGCCCACGGTCGAGTTCTTCGGCATGGACACCACCCCCAACGTCCTCGGCGTGTCGTGGCGGGTGTTCTGGGACTTCGGCGTGGCGCTCGCCGAATACCGGGCCGGCGTCAAGAGCAAGGGTGCGGCCTGAGTCCACGCCGGCTGACCTTCAACCCATTCCCAACACCTTAGAAAGAGAGACCTTCCCATGGCAGTCGCGGACTACGTTTCGGGCCCGGATGCGATCGACTTCACGGCTGGTAGTGACCTTGCTGGCGGCGCGGTCGTCGTGCAGGGCACGCAGATCGGATGCACGAAAACGCCGGTCGCCAACGGCGCCGTCGGCACGCTCCATCTCCAGGGCGTGTTCGATATCAACTGTGCCAGCGGCACGACGTTCTCAGCCGGCGCGCTCCTCTACTGGAACGCCGGTTCGGGCCTCATCACGACGACCAACACCGACGTGTTGATCGGCCGTGCGGCCCTGGCCAAGACGTCGGGCCAGCTCAAGGCCCGCGTGCGACTGTGCCCGGCCTGACCGCGTGCCGCTGCATGAAATCCGACGGGGCGCCGCGCGAGCCCAAGCAAACGCGGCGCCCCGTCGATCGGATTCGTAACCGTGGAGTGTCAACGTGCCGACCGAGACCTGCACCACCGACTGCGCAGCGTATGCGCGACGCCCGGCGTCGCTGCCGCTGGAGTTCGTGCAAGGGGACGACTTCGCGTTTTCGGCCGTAATCAATCGCGACCTAGCCGGGCACACCCTCGCGGCCTCGATCGTCAACGCCTCCACCGGTTCGACGGTCTGCACGTTCACGACGACCAGCACACCCGTCACCGTCTCCGGCGCAACCCACGCCCGGGTCGGATTCAGCTTGAGCGACACCCAGACCGCCCTGGTAGTCGGTGCCCAGACCTACCGATGGTCGTTTCGATGGACCACCCCCGGCGGCGACACCCGAACCATCCTGGCCGGCCGCGTCGTGGCCATGAAGCGGTGACATGAGCAACAACTGCACCGGATGCAACGACATCACCGTTTCGGTCGAGTGCGCGACCGCCAATTCGGAAGTGATCGTCCAAGTGGCCGAAAACTCCGGGCCAGCGTCCACCGACTCGCTTCCAGAGGGGGCGACCAACCTCTACCACACGACCGGCCGGGCCGCCGCCGCCGCACCGGTGCAAAGCGTCGCCGGGCGGACGGGGGCGGTGACGCTGGCCGTGGCAGACGTGTCGGGGGCCGTCGGCACCACCGATGCCCGGCTCACTGACGCCCGCGAGTGGTCGGCCGCAACGGCGACCCAGGCCGAGGCCGAGGCAGGCACATCGACCAGCCGGCTCGCGTTCAGCCCGCTGCGGGTGTTCCAGGCCGTCGCCGCGTGGTGGGCCGGCTCGGCCGCCAAGACCAAGCTGGATGGGATCGCGACCAACGCAACGGCCAACGCCACCGACGCCCAGCTGCGGGACCGATCGACGCACACGGGGACGCAAGCCGCCGGCACGATCACGGGCCTCGCGCCGGTGGCCACCAGCGGCTCCGCCTCCGACCTCGCGAGCGGCACGATCGCGACGGCGCGGCTCGGGAGCGGGACGGCGTCGGCCGCGACGTTCCTCCGCGGCGACCAGACCTACGCCCCGACCTCCCAAGTATTTGACTTCACGCGAACGGCGGCGCCGGCCGGCGCGACCGGGGCAACACCCGGCCCTTACACCTGGACGATCCCGGCCGGAGCGAAGGCCGTCTACATGATCGCCATCGCTGGCGGTGCCGGCGGCGGTTCGGGCCGCCGCGGTGCCGCGGCCTCCGCGCGGTTTGGCGGCGGCGCTGGCGTCGGCGGCGCGCTCGGAGAAACAATGCTCTCCGTCGCGGAACTGCCCTCGGCCACGCTCACCATTACGGTCGGC